TTGCGCTTTCTGGCGTAATCGCTCTGGTCGGTGAAGCTGACGAAGGTCCGTCTTGGCAACAAGACAAAGCTGACGGCATTAAGCCATCAAGCCAGTCTTTTGGTCCCGGCGATATCGGTCGTGTTATCTCTAAATTCGGTTCAGGCCGACTTGTAGATGCATACCGTGGCATTGTCGCTCCTAGCGCGTCGACTCGAATCCAAGGCTCGCCGAATCGCATCATTCTTATCAAATCAAATGACTCAACTAAAGCATCGCTGACTACTCAAGACAGCCATGGCACATTCCAGGCAAAGCGTGGTGGCGCTCTTGGAAACTCCATCTCTGAGGCGGTTTCGACTGCTCAATCAGAGGCCGCTCCCACCACATCAAGCTTTTCGTATGTTCCGTCAGCTTCCTCTGCATCGCTCGCTGTCCGTGTAAACGGTGAAGCGCAGCAAACCCTGGCTATTTCTGCAGATACATCACCTGCAGCCTTGGCTACGGCACTCACTGGTCTTTCTAAGATCAATGCAGTTGGTGGAGTTGATCGGTCCTTCGTATCAGCATTGACTGTATCTGACACCCTCCAGCTCCAGGTAGTTTCTGGCCAAGTAGTTAAGTTCAAACTTGCTACTCCAGACGTATTCACGGTTACACCCCAAGCAGGCGACGTTATTCGCGTTCCGTCTGGTTCGGTTATCGAAGGCGGATCTGCTGAAAACGTAGGCTGGTACCTCGTAACTGCGGTAACAAATACAACTGCTTTGGCTGAAGTCACTGCAAAGAAAATCACAGCTGGAGCTCCTCTTGCAGTTGCCCCAGTTGCTTTCTCTGCGACCCCAGCAGCCGACCTTGCTTGCTTTTCTAGCATCAAGATCGACAATATGAGTGGAGTTGACCGAAGCGTTCTCTCTGGCCTAACTGGTCAGAATATCACAGTTTCGGTTGTAGGCTCGGCGCTCACTGCTACGCTTGCTTCTGGTCAGGTTTTTGTAGGTCGCCCACAAGTTGGTGACATTGCGTACATCCCTTCAGGATCTCCTTACCAGGGTGCAGGCTCGGCAAACGTCGGCTGGTATCAGCTTACAGAAGTTTTGAACACGACAACTTCAGCATACATCAAGATGAGCCGCCTTTCAAATGGCAGCCCTGTTGCGGTAGCAGCTGCAGCAATCTCTGGGGCATCTAACATCCAAGTTCTTGATCGTCAGATTAAGGGCGTCGGCAAGGCCCTTGAGATTAAAGATAATGCCGGAACTGTAAATGTCAATACGATGTTTAAACAACTCGCAGTTGACTCTGCAGTTACGTTCCTTGGCAGTCTCTTGACTTCATCTGCTGAACTCCGAAAGACAATTAGCGTAAAGCTTGGTCAATCGGAATCGTCAATCACTGTTGGTGGACAAGTCGCTCTTCAGCTTGGCTATGCAGGTACAACTGCAACGGCTACTGTTGGTGAAGTTTCAGGCGTTCTCCGCTTACAGACTTCGGTAACTGGTGGACTTGGTGCAGCTCTCGACCTTGACCTCTCGAAGATCTCTACAATCGCTGACCTTGTAACTAAGATCAATCAGAACGTAGGCTATACAGCGGCTGTCGGTTCGTCGCTTGACGGTCAACGTAACCCATCGGTTCTTGATCAGTGCACAGTTTCGATTTGTTCGGCAAGCAACCGCCCTGGACGAATCAAGCGCGACCTCTACGACCTGACTCTTGGTAACGGAAGCCTGGCTAGCAACTCGCTCGTTTCTTACGATGCGACTGCTACAGCTGGTCTCCCGGAAGATAACTCTTACGCTTTCCTCTCTGGTGGCGATAAGGGTGGATCGTCTGGTCTCCAGCTCGCACAGGCTATCGATGCACTTGCTTCAGTTCGTTGTAACTTCGTTGTACCGCTTGTATCGCAAGATGCAGCTGACGATATCGCTGACGATGAGACTGAGTCGACCTCAACATACACTGTTGATGCAGTAAATGCAGCCGTTCGTGCTCATGTGATTGCAATGTCAACAGCAAAGGTTAAGCGTCATCGCGTAGGTGTTGTTTCTAAGCGTGGAACATTCCAGCAAGCTAAAGACTCGGCCCTCAACATGGCAAACTACCGCATTGCTCACACATTCCAAGATGTTTTTGATCTTGATTCGAATGGTGACATTAAGCAGTTCCAGCCGTGGATGGGATCCGTTAAAGCAGCGGGCATGCAGGCAGCTGGCGGATACAAGGCGATCTTCAATAAGTCAATTGCCTGCTCTGGCGCAGTTCATGCAGATGGCAGCTTTGATGATGAAAACGTTTCTGACTGTGAAGACGCAATCCTTGCAGGCTTGATGCCGATTCAGCGTCAAGAGACTGGTGGATTCACATTCCTCACAGACCAGACTACTTACGGCCTTGACAACAACGTAGTTTATAACTCGTTGAACGTTGTCTACGTTGCCGACCTCATGGCCCTCAGCCTTGCTGAGTCGCTCAAGCGTGCGTTCGTTGGCGAGTCAACTGCTGACGTTACAAACGCAAACGCTGAGAGCTTCATCCGTGGAAAAATGGCTGAGTTCTTGTCGCTTAAGTACATCGTTGGAACAGATCAGTATGTTTCTGGATGGAAGAGTATTTCGGTGTCGATCAGCGGAAGCGTTATGGAAGTTGGCGTGAGTGCGATTATTCAGTCGCCGATTCGTTTTATTCCCATCACGCTAACAGTTGAGGGAGTTAAATCCTCTAGCTCGGCTCAAGGTTAATAAGGAGATATAAATGTCACAACAAAAAATTCTTCACGGATCACGAGCTCAGCTTCAAGTTAACGGACGAACAATTGGATTGTTCAGTCAGGTTAGCTATGGAGTTCAGTATGATGCGACCCCCAGCTATGTCCTTGGTCGGTTTTCACCTGCCGAGATCACTTACACTGGACAGGAAGCTATCAGCGTAACTGCAACCGGCTTTCGGGTTGTTGATAATGGACCGCATGCGGTAGCCTCAGTACCTAAGCTCCAAGAGCTTTTGAACCACGAGGACATCACCCTTGCCATCTATGATCGCCAAACAAACAAGCTGATTATGTCGGTTGTCGGATGCCGCCCAACAGGATTCTCTACTGGAGTTGCAACTCGATCAGTTGCTGACGTTACAGTAAACTTCCTCGGACTTCGTCTCAGTGACGAATCTGGAGAAAGCAACGAGAGTTCTGGAGCTTCAGACCTCCTGACAAGTTCATAATTCTAATCTTTTAAACAAGCTTATGGATTGGGCTGGTCAGAAATGACTGGCCTTTTTTTTATGAAGAATCTATTACCAAAACACTCAGAGCACATGTTCTTGAATCTACAGGAGCAAATCTACAAGCATCTAAGCGACGACGCCTAGCTGAGGCTTAGCTTGATGTTTTTATTTGAGTACTTTGAATCAGCTAGGCTTGATTCGCTACTATATGACGACATTACATCAGAAGAGACGTAAGCTCACCGACGCAAGCATTCGCCGGCTTGCGATCAATAAGTCGCTCAATAGCGTAGATTTCAATATCTATGTAAAAGCATACGTCCTGCTGGTGCTATCCGGCAGGCATGAAAATCTCGATAGATTTCTGATTGGGTATTTGGAGAATAATTGAAAAAGCGCGAACCAATGCACATTTTCTTGTTTATGATTGTCCGCCACCAACTGAGAGAGCAGATGTGGCTGCAGATGGATCAGGATCTTTGGGACCTGATGTATCTTGAATCTGTTGCAGAAGGCTACGACTATGATGCTGACAATGTTCAGAATTTAATTTACGAAGAGATCGTCGGAGACAATTGATCTGATCTCCTTGACTAGTACCTTGTATAAACCAAAAGCTGGATGATCCTCAACTCTGCCACCGCGTATTTTACTGGGAATTCCGTGCCCCATTATGACTGAATTTGCGTTTTCAAAATCGATCATTTTGTACAAAAACTGAGCCATGTATTGCATGTGGTCACTTAATGCAATGTCGGGTATTTTTAGATGGCTGTGCTTTTTCATCGGCCTTGCAACTCCTCACATAGGATTATGCCAATCTTAATCCAGATCTCGTCCCTTAGACCTTTTCCAAGATACCAGCCTACTTTATAGGAAAGCTCATCTGAGAGCGAATCCTTGAGTTGGGATCTTAGTGTCTCGACGCACATATCTTGAACGCTCAGTCGCTGCCTCACCTGTCCTCCAGCTGACACAAAAGACAATCAGCGGCGAAGACCTCGACCATGATATCGCGTCTCAAGCTATTCCGTGTCCGCCTTAGGATGGTCGGAGAAAGCTTCCACTGGAGTGTACCCCAAATAACCGATCCAAGATGATTATGAATCTGCTCATGTTTTTTCATCGACCTTCCAATTCTGCTTTGAAAAGCCACCTAATGTCGTAATTGATCTCGTTCTCGAGATAAATCTTCAGTTCGCTCCACGGCTCAGGTCCGAGATTGGCAGTGAGATGTCTTAGAGACACCTAAATATAGGCAGAGGTGTGCTTCTTGATTTGCTTATGCCCCTTCATCTCTTAAACGCTCCCTAACGCGAAACTCAAGATTCGATCTGAGTGTATCCCACATTCCGCCTTTATTCCATAGCACGTCTATAATTTTTAATCTAAGTCTGTCGTCGACCTGGTGTCCAATGTTAAAATGAAGCCCATTAGACAGGTAGAATAGTCGAAGTTCGCTCTTCTTTTTCATTGCTGTCCCCGTCCATGCGACTGATTAATTTCGTCCATTAGCGCTTCTTCCAGAAGCCTGAGCGGCCCTCTTAGCTGTCCCTATACGGCATCCATCAAGTAAAGCCACTTGGAGGTCTTGATATCTGACAGGTCTGTCTCCATGTCTCCCTGAATATACCTCGACCACCATATTATCTGCACTCTTTTTTTAAAATCAGTCACGTCATTCACCTTGACCAAACTCTGTTCTCAATGCATCTTCTACACCGGATGCCTCTATCTGATCCCATGTCCCACTCATTGCGCACCGAATTATTGAGCTTGGAGTTGGCGCAATAAATTGACGCCACATGACATCCTAGACCTTAAGCGAAAGAAAGCTGTGAATTCGATTGTGCTTTTTCATTTTCCACCAAGCTCGTCTTTAAGTAAAAATTCCATATCCCGCTCCGAGTCTACTCCTATCCCGCTCCTCAGTCTAACGAAAAGCATGTAGCTAATTGGCCCTTTTACGAGATTATATTCCGGCATGGCAGCTCTAAGCATTCCTCGCATTCGAATCGTGCTGACGGCCAAGCTATGCTTACGCTTTTTCATCTTCCACTCAATTCGTCTATAGTTCGGTCTAAAAGAGACTGTCGCACTTGATTCTCAAGATTGTATGTGAGTTGACCCAGTAGGCGACCAAAAAGCTGATCCCGAAGCTGACCCACAATCTGATTCAGAAGCTGATTCCGAAGCTGATACCCAAGTTGATTCCCGACCTGCTTACGCCTATTCACTTTCCACTCAATTCTTTTTTTAGATTGTTCTCAAGGAACAAAATAGAGTTGCCGTAAAGCTGAATCTCTAGCATGTTTATAATCGAAAGACTTAGGGGTATCAGATTGCGCATGAGCCGAATGCGAGCCTTCTTTTCTATTGGCTTATGCTTTTTCATTTGACCCCTCTAATCTCCGCTGTAATTTTTTCTTCAAGAGCGTAGAACTCAAAGCCCAGGCGATACTCAAGGTCTATCCTGAGCCACTTGATAACCGAATTATCAACTGATCCCGGCAACTCGATAAGACGAGATTCGATATTGTTCCATAGCATGTTCTTGATCGGGTCACGCTTCATCACTCACCTTAAGATTCTCTTTAGGGCCATAGAAAAGGTACGGCCTGCCGTTAATCACTTCAAAATAGAGCACAGGGCTCTTGTTGTCGGCAGTGTATGTCTCAATGTGATTCGGGTAGTGTGTGTTCAGGTAGCCGAGATTAATGTGGAGCCAGTCCGACCACTGAAGATCGTGGCCATCCATCGCTTCCTGGATAAAGGGCTCCATGTCTAATAGAATCTCGCCTAGTGGACGGACTTTCTTTTTGCTCATGATGGTAGTTTATGTCGGTTTTAGGAAAAGTGCAAGGAGGTTTTTGAAGATTTTACTTGACAAGGGATTTGGTTTTGAGTAGAGTTAGGATAGAGGAGAGTATGTAGCATTTTTGTACAAATTGCAAAGAAACGAAGGAAGATGAGCTCTTTTATAAATTAAAGAGCGGGAAGCCATATTCCCATTGCAAGCCCTGTCATCGGGACATCATGCGGAAGGTTAAGGCGGCTGAGGTGAGCCGCGATGGCGTGGAGAAGGTTCGGGAGAAGAGGCGGAGGGAGTGGGCGAAACATCATCCAAAGGTGCCGAGGCAATATGCCACGCCAACGCTAAGGGTACCGCCGAAGCCACGAAAAAGAAGGCCTTCAAAAAGGAAGATCGCGGAGTCGATGAAGGTATATGTTCATGCGCCGATTGACGACTTTATTGTTTGTCGCAAGTGTTTTACGTACAAAAGCAGTGATCAATTTCCTCAAAGAGGAGATGCAGACAAGCCAGCGAGATTTAAGCATCAGTGCGTTGATTGCTATAATAAACAAAGACGAAAAAAATGGGAGAGCATCAAAATAGCAGCCGGTGAAGAATATCTATCTATGCTTGCTGCTAAAGCCGAGAAAAGCAGAGAGTGGAGGCATGGGAATCGACAAAAACACCTTGAATCTCGACGAAAGTGGGCTGAAAGAATTCACAGCGATCCGGAGCTGCGAGAGATGCATCTGCAGAAAAAGCGTAATGCAATTAAAACCGAAAAATATAAGACTCGCATAAAAAATAAAAGAAAAAACGACATTCATTTTCGTTTAGCCAGTCAACTAAGAAAACGACTGCTGATGGCCATCAAGAAGGGCACCAAAAGAGGCTCCGCCGTCAAGGACCTTGGCTGCTCAATTGAGTTTCTCAAGAAATATCTTGAGTCGCAATTCTATGACTGCCCTCGCACTGGCGCCAAGATGACATGGGAAAACCATGGGCGGACAGGGTGGCACATTGATCACATTTTGGAGTTCAAGAACGTAGACCTAGATGATCCTGAGCAATTCAAGAAGGTCGTTCACTATACCAATTTGAGACCACTCTGGTATTTTGAAAATCTTGCGAGGAATAGGAAATCTTGAAATACTCAGTTGACATGAGTAGAAAGAGCTGTTAATCTAGTTTTGGGAGTATCATCTAATTGGGAGGATGCAGGATTCTAAACCCTGTCGTGCCGGTTCGAGTCCGGCTATTTCCAAAAAATTCAATGATTTCAACAACTTAGGAGAAAAGACGATATGCAACAGACTAGCCAACAAAGACCGTTCGTTGTCGTCACAAAATCCTTTGGCCAACTTGTACTCGCCTCCCCTAAGTCGTTCGACGACATCACCCTGGCTAGGGAACTGGCCAAGCACCTAACCAAAACGCACGGTAAAGAGCACTTCTCTATGCACTATCTCTACATCGATGCGCTTAACGATGAAAACTTCGATCCCACATCGCCAAGGCCGGAAGACTGGCGAGACGATGGTTGAGGCGTTCGTCGTCTTCGTCTGCTTCGCTGGATCTGAGTGCCAAAAGCCGCTCGAGGCCTACTATGCCCACTCCGCACCAGCACGCGAAGCAATCGCCGATCTCGACTCCTTTCGAAAAAAGAACGTAATAGGCGACAAATCCCTGGCCTATCTCACTCCATTCTTTCTGCTTGCATCCAAGGGCAAAATTGGCTTACACTTATCTAGTTCGTCTGAATTGATAATCGAACCCAAAGAGGAAAGGTTTGTCGTCCAATGGACATGGTAAAGCGCATTCCGGCTACATCCTGGGTGAGCCAATATCGAATGGAGAAAGCACTCTTTGAGACGTACCATTGCCAATTTCAGAAAGGCATATGGGATGTGATGTGGAATTCGACGGATAATCATCTTTTTCATTTATTGAGGCTTCAGCTCTTGTATAATGTTCGAAATGAACTGAGGGGTGCATGAAGAAGCATAAGAGGATGCGCGTGCTAGTAGCGGGCCGGCTTATTAACCTGTACGAATACAGCGTTTCGGACCATCTCTTGGATCGGCTTAGAATTCGGCTTGGTGACGACCATTTTTGTGTTCGCCTGGAAGACTTCCTCAGAACTCAGCTTTGGTGCGGATTATGAAAAAGCATAAGCCGCTAAAAATAGAAACTCGCAGGCGACTCGACGACCTTACGGATCTACTCAGCACTGTGACTACAAATATGGTAGAGGATAAGCTTTTGATGGTTGACGTATATTCCATCTTGCGCACACTTGGCCTTGAGCTGTGGACATCATGAAAAAACATAAGCCACTCGATGAATCGCCCGATGACAGAATCTCCAATGTGCTGTGGTTTACATACTCGTCTAAGATCAAGTGGAGTCTGCGCAGAGACCTTGCCAAATAGATTGCGGGACTCAACGACACGGGATATATTAAATTTCTTCTTGATGAAGAGCTGATGGGTCAATAAATGAAGAAACGGATTCAAATAAGAGCAATGCAATACAGTTGGACGGCGCCGAGCTATTTTACCTTGGTCGATAAAAGCGTCGTGGGCGACATTGATATGCTGTTTAGGCATCTTTATGAGCCAGTGCAAAAAGATGTCTATGTGCTCGAGAAATGCATTTCTAGGACAATAAGGGGCGAGTGAGCTTGCGCTTGACTCTTTGAGGGATTATCCGTATAATGAATAAGCGAGGTGAGCATGGATGTAAAGTGGCAGAAAAAGCTGATTGAGGCAACGAAAAGAAACCTTAAAAAGATTCCTGGTTGCATTGTTTCCATTCAGCAGTTGGACAGGCTAAAAGAAGAGTTGAGGGTGTGGCAAAATGAACAGAAAGGTAAGCGAGGCTAAGATGGTGTTTGTTTCCTAGGTGCTCCATGGAGCGCTAGTCATGGCAGCCTTTGTTGCCGACAGCAATCAAGCGCTTACGCCCGTTCAGCCAGTTCTGCCAACTGTTGAGTTATCCGCCACTTTTCCGCCAGATCATAAGCGTGAGGAATTTAGCACGCCTATGACTCCAGACAAGCAAGAAGCGCCAGATGATCCAATTGTTGAGACTCAAGATTATTATTGGGGCATTGGTGTAGAAATTACATACTCAAAGCTCGGAGAAGACACCGTTGCTTTGGTTAAGCGAGCCTCAATCGGATATCCTGCCGAAAAAGCCGGCATTCGCATTAACGACATGATCACTCACGTAAATGATATGAAATTCAATCCACTTGGTGAACAGATCATTGGAAGCGGACCTACGCCAGTAAAGGTTACAGTTTATCGACCGTCATCAGGAAAAAACATTGACTTCATTATGGTTTTAGAGAAAATTCGGTTCTCTAATGATTGAGCGAGTACCCTACCACGTAGGGATATACATGAGGACGGCTTTGCAAAACAAGGGCGAAGATGTGCTGCATATGCCCTTACTCCTACAAACAAGATTGTGGTTAGGGCGGGGCTATTCCCCTATGCTTATTTTGTGCCTGTCCCAGGAGCTTTGGAATGAGTAACTTTGACATTGAAACTAGAGAGATTGAATTTAAGTTTTCTTAGGAATATGTAAAGCTTTCAAAGTTCATTGAATTCTAGACCTAGCTTAATCCAGAAAAAAAAGTTGAGGTTTAGTCCTGGGATGTTTATTTTTCACCAAAAAAGACGTCGCCTCTTCCGTTTGAGTTCATGCGGTTACGACTTGGTGAAAAGCCCGAACTAACGATCAAGGTTCAAACAACGAGCACAAACAACAATAATCGAATTGAGATTGACTTGCCGCTCAGTGAATCGAAAAGCGAAGATGAGCTGCTTAAAATTGCAGCATCTTATTGCGAGCAATTTGGTTTTTATGAGAATTTCAGGATTTTCAAGCACTGCTTCATTTTCTTTTACGAGAAGGTCGATATCGTCTATTACGTCTCGTACAACGAAGACATGAAAGAGATTGGCCGGTATATTGAAGTAGAGTAGAGAAAAGATGCACAATTTACAAGCGAAGAAGAGGCAGTTTCGGTTGTAAAAGAGCTTGAACAGAAGCTTTCTGTGTTCGGAATTACGCCACAAAATCGCATTAAAAGGTCGCAGTGGCAGATCAATCGTCGGGACGAGTAATTAGAAGTTTTCGGTAATTCTTTAATCTCAGCACACAACAAAAGCAACATTTTTTGATACAAAGAGGACAGGGTGAGCACAAAACAGATCACACCGTGGGGACCGCTTGGCTACGTTACGTTTAAAAGAACTTACGCCCGTCGACTAAAAGAAGACGATCCGAACTCAAAGACAGAGGAATTCCCCCAGACCGTAGCGCGAATTATAAACGCCGCGCAGACTCAGCTTAAGTGTAATTTCAATGACGAAGAAAAAGCTAGACTAGAAGGACACCTCTTGTCACTTAGAGGGTCAGTGGCAGGGCGCTTTTGGTGGCAGCTTGGAACGAAGACGGTGCAGAAGCTAGGGCTGTTTAGCTTGCAAAATTGCTAGTTCACTGTCGTTGATAGCTGGAAGGCTTTTACATGGACGATGGATGCCCTAATGCTGGGATCTGGAGTCGGATATAATATTCAAAAGGAATTCGTCTATCAACTACCAAAACCAAAGAAAATAAAGATCGTTCGTCAAGATACGAATGATGCTGATTTTATCGTTCCGGATTCAAGAGAGGGATGGGTCAAGTTGCTAGAGGAAGTGTTACGAGCGCACTTCGAAACTGGCAAATCATTTACCTACTCAACAGTTTTAGTCAGAGGCAAAGGTGCACTGATCAAAGGTTTCGGCGGCCTTGCTTCTGGTCCAGAAGAGCTGTGCGGTGGAATCACTGAGATATCAAAAATTCTTAATGCCAGGGCCAATAAAAAAATTAGACCAATTGATGCACTGGACATCATGAACATTATCGGCTGGATCGTTGTTAGCGGGAATGTTAGAAGAAGTGCAGAGCTTGCTATTGGCGATTGCGACGACATGCAATACTTAGCATCAAAAAGATGGGACCTTGGAAACATTCCAAACTGGAGAGGGATGTCTAACAATTCCGTCGTGTGCAACGACATATCGGTTCTTCCAGAGCAGTTCTGGGAAGGATATCTTGGTAACGGAGAGCCGTTCGGATTGATCAATTTAAGAAATGCCCAAAGAATGGGTAGAGCTGGAGAGACTCAGTATCCAGATGCAGACGTACTTGGTTTCAATCCTTGCGCTGAACAAAGCCTTGCGCCATACGAAACGTGCTGCCTGGCTGAGATCTTTTTGCCAAACATAGAAACAAAGGAACAGCTGCTGGATGTAGCCACGCTTCTGTACAGGATCAATAAGCATTCTCTGGCCCTTGGCTGTCACCACGAAGAAACTGAGTAGATTGTTCACAAGAATATGCGAATGGGTATCGGTGTCACTGGCTACCTTCAGGCCACAGAAGAGCAGCGCACCTGGCTTAGCGACACCTATACAGAGCTCCGCAAATTTGATAAAGAGTACTCCAGCAAAATGGGATGGTCAGAGTCAATAAAATTAACAACAGTGAAGCCAAGCGGAACCTTGAGCCTTCTTGCTGGCGTGACCCCAGGCGTTCACCCGGCGTATTCGCGCTATTATATCAGAAGGATCCGCATTGCGTCAAACTCGTCACTTCTTGATTTGTGTAAATCTCATGGATATCACATTGAGTATCAGAAGAATTTTGACGGAACCGATGATCGAAACACTATGGTCGTATCTTTTCCGTGCTCTGTTCCAGAAAATGCAGTCACTGCTGGCGATCTAACAGCAACACAGCAGCTAGAATACGTTAAGCGCTTGCAGACGGAGTGGTCCGACAATGCTGTCTCTTGTACAGTTTATTACAAGAAAGATGAGCTTCCGTAGATCCGCCAGTGGCTGTCTGAAAACTACAACGATAGCATTAAATCGGTCTCGTTCCTTCTTCATTCAGACCATGGATTCAATCAGGCTCCATACGAAGAAATATCGAAGTAGGTATTTGATGAAATGTCGTCAAAAGTAACGCCTATTCTTAGTGGAGATGTCAACGACGGCGATATTCTTGATTCTATGGAGTGTGTGAGCGGCGTATGTCCAGTGAAGTGATCCTGATAGACAACAAAGAATACGTGATTTTATGGGGAGTGTTAACTCCCTTAAGGAAGCCATGACTCAGACCTACCAATACCTTGATCTAGTTAGATATGTTTTGGCGAACGGAATTGAAAAGAAGGATCGAACTGGAGTCGGCACAGTCTCTGTGTTTGACGCTCCTCAGATGGTCTTTGATTTGCAGCAATCGTTCCCCCTTCTAACGGCTAAGCGCGTTCCGTTTAAGTCTATGGCGGCAGAGCTCCTGTGGATGATCTCTGGATCCACAAACAATAACGATCTGTTGGCCATGGGATCTACAATTTGGAACGAATGGGCAAAGCCAGATGGCGACCTAGGCCCGATCTACAGCAAGCAATGGAGGCGGGCATCTAGATTCGTCAAGAGTCTGGTGCCGGTTTTAGGAAGAAGCGGTTTCCGCCACGAAGAGCAGTTCGTTGAGACTCATGTGGATCAGCTGGCCGATGCAATCAATCTACTTAAGAATGACCCAGATAGTAGGCGCATCATCGTAGACTCATGGCAGGTTCAGGATCTTGATAAAATGTAGCTCACGCCATGCCACATGTCCTTCCAGCTCTATAAGCGTGGAGATTTTATTGATCTAAAGATGTATCAGCGATCAGGAGATGTATTTCTTGGCGTGCCGTTTAATATCGCATCCTATTCACTGCTGCTAATCATGATTGCTCACGCTGTAGGAGCTAAGCCTGGCAAGTTTATCCATGTATTGGGCGATGCGCATATTTACTCAAATCACATTGAGCAATGCAGAGAGATGCTGTCTCGTGAGCTTAAGCCGGATCCAATGCTTCATTTGTCACCGGACTGCCCGCAAGACATTGACCTCATCAGGATGGAGCACTTAGTCCTTGAAGGCTACAATCCCCATCCTACAATCAAGGCAGAGGTTGCTGTATAAGTTCGTCCCTAGATAGGAACTTTATGACGCCAAACGTTCTTCTGTTTTCTTCATAAAGCAAAACAAGAATCGGGCTTTTTGCAGCAGGAGCTACGCCGTGGATCCATTGACTATTTAGAAGCTTATCCCAGATCGTTACAATCTGAACGCCACCCTGATTTCTTTTTAAAATGGCCATGACTATTTTTTGGTATCTCTTATGCACGCAGAGATAGAACTAATTCCAAATATCATAAAATAAATCCCTTCTTCTAGCGGGGCAGCGACACCATGCTCAAGCTCTATCCAATCACGCTCGAATAGAGTGTCCCATATCTTCGCCATGCTTGTGTGGTAGCAAACAGCCCGGGGTCTGATTTCCATCACGAAATCCCAATTACGTGTCCAAAGCTGCCAGGAGCCTTCATGTTTCCGCCAACTGAAACCCACAAGAATGGAATTCCTGGATCAACTGGAGTATCCGCGCAGTCGAGGTCGCCCAAATAAATGATTGCGTCACATTTGCGCTCCATGCAGGCATCGATTGCGGGCTGATAAGCAGTTCCGCCGTTACCTGCCCGTTCCAGAGCCGGCTTCTTACCTTTTCTAATCACTTCGATCTTATGAACTTCGCAATCGGCCTGAATCAGGTAAGAGAGTGCCGAGTTTGGAATGATGTGCATCACTTCGTTCATTAACGAAGCGAACATATCGTCACTCACTGAACCAGAAGAGTCAATGCACAGCCCAAGTGTAAGTTCGCGCTTTTTCTTTTTTCCTGGAGCATCAAGCTCAAAGCGGCGATTGATTCGCTTTCTTGTGTTCTGGGTACTCGAGCTAACCGCTCTGGCGATGAAGTTCGATAAAACTTGGCGCCACGGAATCTGAGCATCCTTCATCATCGCGCCAAGCGCTTTAACTAGAGGATCTGGAACATTGCCGGCAGAGGCGTTAGCGGCCCTGCGCATTACGTTGAATACGGCAGCCTGCATCTCTTCTGGAGTGCCCTCCATAGATCCGTGTTCGTCCATCGCCTTAATGCAGGCATCTTCAAGCTCCTGTTTATAGTCTTTTAACTTTTCGTAGTAGTAGTGAGACGTCTCGCGAGCAAGAAGCTTCTCTTTTACTACTTTCTCAAGAGACTCAAGAGTGACACATCCTTCAGGAAGCCCGCGACTGATCTCTTGATTGATCATGCAATCCTGGGCAATGTTCCAGATGTATGCGTCTACCGCACCACCCAAGCGGTCTTTTACCTGCTTGTCTAAGTGATCAAGACAAAGGTGGAGGATCTCATGTTTAATCACCGCAGTCAGATTGAGGACGGTCGGTGCCGCCTCAGCAATCCATTTTGTGTTAAACATGATCACTGGAGTGCCGTTCATGACTGAAACGGCAGCGGTTGGCACTCTCGGCGAGTCAATAATCAGCCGAGAGTTGAGTAAAAAGTTGGCATAAAATGGCTCCGTGGACAGAAGGCTGTAGATAGCTCCCTCAAATTGATCCTTGAAAGACATTGTCTTGGCCTGGTTCGACGTAGTCATTTTATGCCCTTTCTCTTACTTCGTTGCGTTATTCTTGCTTTCAACTCACACGTCTAATTCACGCTTTATTTTTGAAGTTAGCAACATATTCCGGATTATTCAAGATATCATTCTTACCAGAGAAAATTGTAATTTTTCCCATCCGGTTGAATGCCTTGAGAGCCAGCTCTCGTGGAACATCAATCAAGAACTGCTTGATGTTTTCGAGCTTCAGCTTGTCTTCGAGAAGAGTCTGCTCTGACTCAAGTCGCGACATAAGCTCGTCGATAGGCTGGTTAAGAGCATCAAATCGGCGCTCGTTCCCTTCCTCAGTGCTTGACATCTTCAGGACGCGTGCCTGGATCGCCTTGTAGTTCGTCAAGATCTCGTTGATCGAAATCGCCCGTTCTGGCTTCGACTTCCAAGACATGAAGGCTGCAGCCGCTGCCGTTCCGATACAGCCAGCGTATACCTCAAATCGTGCATCACCAAGGTCCTCACTCTCAAGACGAGCGAGCTTCTCGAGCCAAGCTCGACGATCTGGCTCAGGGGCCACATTGAACTGTCCAGCATCCGTTTTGGCTTCAAGAAGAGTGGGATTTTCTCGAATGAATGCTGCAACATCCTTGGCTCCACGAGTTTCAGCAAATGCCACAAACTCCTCTACTGACGGAACGAAATCGATGTGGCAGAATCGGCTCTTGAATGCAGTGTCGTTTGTGTTTGTGACCGTGAAGCGGTTGCTGTCGTAGTTTCCAGCTGCAGCGATAACCCATCCATCCGGAAGCTTGTGTGAGTGGATAGTCTTCTCTGTCAAGAAGCTATACATACAAGACAACACCTCGGGGTGAGCGCGGTTGACCTCATCAAGGAATACCACTCCGTGACCAGAAGTTGGCATCCACTCCGGACGTGCATGGCGCACGTTTCCAGCATCATCTTTAACCAAGAGGCCAACCAGATCACCAACCTCTTGAGTCGCCAAGTGAAGCGGAATGAATCCGAAGCTCTTGTCCTCACGCATTTCTCGCATCATGTCTGCGATCTGTCCGGTGACCTGCGTCTTGCCAAGACCTTGGTTGCCATGAAGATACGGGACGATGTTGTGCTTGAAAAGAATCGGTGCAATTCGCTTAAAAGTCGCAATGTTCACAATTTCCTGCTTTCTGCCCTAGGGCGCTATTTCCTCTATTTTATCTCAAAATCAATCTTCTGTCGACTCATCTTCTTCGGTTTCTTTTTCTGAATACTGCTCAGAAAGAACCACATCCATCAACGATGCCTTGCGTTCGCCGTTGATCGCGAAAACTCCAGTGCCATCACCGTAAACAAGAGCCAGGCCATCTTCACGATGGAGCTTACCGTCTTTCATGTGGATTTCTTTTGGCTTCTCTGTAAGGATTACAAGATCCTCAAAAGTCCAATAAACTCCACAGTGCGTAACGATTCGCTCAGCGATGTCAGCGAGCTCGTCCTTTTGAACCGGAAGAACGTTTGCGATGTAAGAGTACAGAGAAACCCAGTATGCCTCAAAGCTTCCGTATGATGCTGAACCAGCCTGCTCCTGAATCTCCTGTGTAGTCACCTGCTCACGGCCATGAAGTGCCTGAGCTGCCATCTTCGCTCCGTGAGCTGGGCTGTTTGCCCAAACTACTTCCGGAACCGGCTTTTTGAAGTACAGATAAGAGTCGATAACAGCTCGCTCTGCCTCCGCTCGGTTTGTTGGTTCGGTTGAAAGTCCGATTGCGCGGAACTTCTCGCGAAACACTGGGATCATTGCTTCCTGCTCGGGCGTGAGCTTATCGATTACCGTTTGATTTCCTGACATCTTCTTCTCCTTTGGCTTTTTAGCCGGTTTTTGTTATTTTGCCTTCCAAAATTTTCACTGTCAACTGTTTTTATTTGCCTGCCAATTCATCATTGATTTTGTGATTTATGGGAGCAAGTAGTTTCATAAGCGGCAACTCTGTATTGATCCAAAGGCTAGACTTAACGCTATCGCCAATCTTGTACCAAAGACTATGCCTCAAGGTAATCCATAGGATCATGTTCGTCGCCGAGTGCTGCCTCATTGTTCCTTCAATTGACCCAAAAGATGATCCACGAGCCGATTCCCCGCCTGATCCAAAGGCTTAACGCCAAACTGATCTCTAAGATAATCCTGAAGCTCATTTCGAATACGATAACTAAGCTGACTGCTAGGAAACCTTTTAATTTGCTTATGCTTTTTCATCACACGAGATTCTTTTACCATGAATACTATGCTACAACATAATAAACCCCAAAACAAGGTGAAAAATGAAGAAAAATGTCAAGCGCCTATCGTCAATTCTAACCTATTAGATCCTATCTGTCGTTGCCGTAACTGCCTTCTCGATTATATGGGACCTAGCGCCTCGCTTAGCCGGCACAGTGATGCAGCGAATGATCCCCACCATCCAAACTGAGGAGCAAAAAGAACCACTCCCCGCGTTCCGGTCTGATCGACCCCTTGACGACATCACCCTCAATGACTAGGTTTTCCGCCTCACTGACGACGATGGTAGCTTTTACTGCTCGGCCTTTGTAATTTCTTCACGATATGCACTCACAGCAGCCCACTGTGTCGTAGATGAACTTGGTTTTGCCAATGAAAATCCAATTCGGATTGAGAATGAAAACAAACAAGATGTAAATCTTACAGTTAAGGTCGTTGGTGTCAACCACCGCGCCGACACAGCCGTTCTTATCGGAGACTTCTCTAAATTCAACGGCCTCGTTCTTGAAACAGACCCAACTAAGATCTATGATGCAAGCTAGCCGTTTTTCACTTGCGGTTATCCGTGGGGAGATAAACTGTTCTGCAATCAGGTGGCCCTCACCTCAACCTACGGATTCCAGCTCTAGGGCAAAGGATTCCTCTATCCTGGAATGTCAGGCGGCCCGCTCCTTAACGCCGAAGGTTTCGTTATTGGCATCAATTCCGCCGTCCTTAACGAAATTGCTCTGTTTTCTCCAGCCCTTGGCGTCCTTGTTCCGCACGGCATTGTTACAGAATAAGCCCTAAATACAAACATTTACGCAAGAATACAAGCCTTTAGTAATTCCATTAATTGGTGGACCTAAAGGCTTTCTTTTTGGTTCAGGCCGTTCCAGCAGGGGCTGGATAAAGGACATGGTATGTAGATGGAGAAGAGCTGGGAAGCTGTTTTGTAGCAGTTTACGGCTAATGGCACACAGGACGGCATAATCACGGTGGCAGACGCCTCCGGATTCTTCACCAAACAGCAGGTGACCCTGACCTCGTCTACTCAACCACCCCTTACCCTTGAAGTCAAAATCGTCACCCCAACCACAATTCAAGTCGGACAAATTGACAAAGGCATCAACTCTTTTTCTGATGTCACCGCCTACCTAGTCGCCGACTCAGCTTAGATATTCTAGCCACAGCAATAGAAGCGATTGATCAAGCCTGACGAAGTTTTGCAGGCAGTTTATCAAAAAGATCCGGCTGTTGCCCTGAGAAACCTTCTGGTCAACAAGTTCGGTCTCCCGGTCGATACCGTAGTCGGTCCAGATGGAAGAGTTAGGCTGTAGGTTGACGCCTAGGTGACCATAGAGGACATTTCTGTAGCTCTCGACGCCATCACTCCATCTAACAAGCCTGATCCAGATAACGTTTTGATTGCAGGTTCGGAAGACGGCACCAAGGGTGGAATCAAGAGATAGGCTCGGATCACCTCAGGCGGATAGATCTACACCTACGATGCCGATGCCATTACTCAGCTGCAATAGATTGTGACTGCCCTCAATAGCTCTCTGAGTAAATTCAGTATCGGAACTGAAGATGGCACCGTCACTGGAATTCAGCACGTTTTTGTGAATAACGTGCGTCAAATGGTTTTAGC